ATAACCGAAGACTGACCTATATATTCAGATTTGTCCTTTATAAAAAGAAACACAATAATAACCAATATCGCTATTACTATATTCTTATACATTACTTAAATCTTTTACTTGCTTTGTAGTAATATCTAATTGCAAATACCCCTGAAATAATAGCAGTCAAACCTGCCACCAAAGTTACAAAAGGTTGTACCTGTGTTAATGTTAAAGAGGCTGCAGTTAAACTGATGCCTGTATTAACCAATGCTTGACTGCTATCTTGTGTCATCTAATCTTCTTTTACTTCTGTTTGAGGATTTTGTTCTTGCGCTAATTTACCTAAGAACTGCAATAATGGTAAGCCATAAGCAGTTGGGATTGTGTTGATAAATTGCTCTAATTCTTTAACTTGTTGTTCGTTTAACGTAATCATATTATTTTATTTTATTCACAAATATAGTTAAATACTTAATATTTTTAGTTTTTAGCTAATATCATTGCTTTTAATTCTTCTATTTGTGCTTGTTGCTCTTGAATACACTTTGTCAAAATAGCAAACTCCATTCCAACCTTTAAACCTAATGAATCTTCATACCCACTTATTAAGTTTCCGTCATCATCATATTTTCTTGTGTCATTTTGATATACAAAAGATGGGAATACCTCCTGCATTTCTTGTGCTATAAATCCTATGTGCTTGTCCTCATTACCTATCAAATTAAAATTTACCACATTCAACCTCATTATGTCATCAAGTTTAGGTGTAGCAGATACGATGTTTTCTTTTAATCTTCTATCAGATGCAAGTGTACCATAAGAACCATTAGTGTTTACTATATTTCCATTACCATAAACAAACATTTTGTCTGACCCATCTGTGACTGCTATGTAATGATAATTAGATGCATTATTACTTGTACTTCCTAATACAGTGATTATTGCAACATTATCAGTAGCGTTTGTATTTGTATTTCTAAATTCGTGATACGCACCATTTACTCCAATATAACTACCGTTATTACTTGCCTTAATAAAACCCCCCGATGTGATTCTCATTCGTTCGGTACCGCCATTTTCAAATATTGTATTTGAACCATATAAGTATAATTGTTTAAATGTTGATGTACTTCTATCATAAGAACCTATTAAACTACTTGTGCCATTATACCATAATTCCATTCCGTCACCAGTTGTAGGTGCCGAACCATTTGTAATTTTTACACTACTTGAGAATGTAGCACTTGTACCACTTAAAGCACCTGTAAGCGTAGCAGCAGCAGCATTAATATTACCTGTAACAACAAGTGCATTTTGTACTTTTAATGTATTAGCAACATATACACCTATATTTTCTTCAGGTGAAAATACTTCATATACAGAACTATTTTCTATGCTATTTGTTGAACCACTAAATAAAGGTAAATAATTTATAGTCCTTGTTCCTGTTCCTGTAATTGGATTTGTTAGAGCAGCTTGATATTGCGGAATATTTAATGTATTACTTGCAAAAGTAGCAGCACCACTTGTACCTGTTGTTGTTAATGTTATAGCAGATTGAGGAGATGACAAATTACCTACGTTCCAAATTTTATTCCCATTAATTGTAACCGAATCATTGTTAGCAGTTCCTCCTATACCTGTTGCAAAATTAATTACATCACCAGCACCATCATTACCTGTATATAATTCTAAAACCATATTTTCAGAAAACGAATTATATAATCTTAACCCTGCAATATCACCACTTCCTCCAAATGGGTTATCAGGAAATCTTAAACCTTTTGTAAAATCAGTACTACTTGATGACTCTTTAAGTACAATTTGACCTGTCATTGTACCACCTGCTAAAGGTAGATATGTACTTGCTGCTGCACTTGTTGTTAAGTATGTGCTTGAATCAACTGAACCATCTGCTTTTAAGAATTGACTTGATGTACCACCTGTTTTAATTAATGAAGATGCCGTTACACTACTTAAAAATGTAGCAGCACCGGTAGAAGCTATTGTAAGATGGTCAGTACTGCCATTGTTAGATAAATAAAATATACCATTAACATTAGTAAGATAAGTACTTGTAGCTGCAGATGAACTTTGTAAAATTATAGAGCCATTTGTATAAGCATTACCCGTTGCTCTAAATGTTGATGTATTAGTAAACGTAGCACTTGTACCACTTAAAGCACCGGTAAGCGTACCGCCTGTTAAAGGTAAATAAGCGCTTAAAGCAGAACTTGTAATATATCCTGCACCATTTGCTATTTGATTATTGTCAGTAGGAATTGTGATTACCCCTGTTGTGCTATTGTAAGCACCACTACCAGCCGTAAAACTTAAAGCTGCTCTTGCCCTTGCATCCGTAAAGTAAAGGTTTGTATTCTCAGTTACTTGACTTGTATTGTAATCGCCACTTGCTGCCACAACCGCACCTGTTCTACCAAATACACTTGTAACCGCATCCGTATTGTCATCTGTCCAAGAAGCAGTAATAGTACCTGCATCTTGTTGCGTTAAAGTTAAAGTCTTTGTAGTTGTTCCTGTAACCGCTGCTGAAACAATCATATTGTTATAAGCAGTATTAAAATTAGTCCAATCTAAGTTATCTAAATAACCATCAACTAAACTTGTAGCAGCAGGTATTGATATTGTATTGCTTGTGTTAACTAAAGGAGCAGTAAATGATAATGCAGCTTGTTTGTTATTGAACGTACTCCAATCTGTTGAACTTAACTTACCTGTATTTGTAGCCGAAGCAATAGGTAGGTTAAAAGTATGCGTAGCCGTTGAACTTGAGATGTTAAAGTCAGTTCCACTTGTTCCTGTTGCTAAAAATTGTACTTGTCTTGTTAAGTTATTTAACGAAGTTAATCCTTTAGAAAAGGTTGTAACTACTTGACACAAATGATTGTTCTCTGTGTGTAAAGTAACTACTCTTGTATCCACGTTAACATATATTCTAATTGCTATTCTATCTGTTATTGCTAAAGTAGTTTGAGTAACAGGGATAGCAAAATAATAAGGACTTAAAGTTGTACCGTTTGTTAAATATTCAGGTACGCTTTGGCTACTTCCTATTAAAGTAAAAGTAGTGCCGTCATACTTATAAACCTCTGCATATACATAAGGATTATGAGCATTAGAATTTACACTAAAATAAAACTCACAATTAAAATTTCCTGCAGGTACTTCTAATAAAGCAGGGTCATTAGCATCAGTTAAGTAACTTGCTATGTATCCATTAGTTGAAGCCGTAATATCTGTCCCTGCACCTGCAATAGGGTCTTTACTAAATTCTCTATAAGCAACACCGCCAATAGTACCTTGTGAAACACTTGAATTAAGATAATAAGAAACCGAACTTCCGCCACCTGTTGATGTAGGAAAATCTGCCAATGCGCCATCCCCTCTAACGTATTGAGTAGCATCCCCTGCAAATCCTATATTAATCGTTCCCGCACTTGTAATTGGACTGCCTGTTATTGTTAAAGCGTCGCCTGTTTCTGTAACCGCAACGCTTGTAACTGTACCTGTTGTAGCAAATAAATTAGCTATTTGTAATAACGTAATCTTTTTACTTACCCCTGTAATCGGATCGCCTATAATTGTTAAATCAGAAGTTTGTGGCGAAACGCTTGTCGCTAACTGATTAATTTTTTTTGATTCCATTAATAAGTATAATTTGTAGGCACTTGGCACCTGTTGTTTATAAATGGTAAATTCAAAGTAATATCACACTTGACACCTGCTAAAAAATCAGGATCAGATTCCGTAAAATAAGTCATTGGAATACTATCCCCGCAAGTCCAAGTAACTACCCCATAATCAATTGGGTATCTTAATTGCGCAACAAAATCTTGTGCTACCAATGTTTGATCTGATAAAACTTCCGTTTCATTAGTTTCCTCTGATAGCATCCTATCCATAAAGTAAAAACTAAAATTATAGTCTATTTCTTTAGCTCCTATTGTAGCACCTGTTAACGTAAAAAACATAGCAGGATAAGTAACCTCGCCATTGCTTAAACGTTCCCAGACATCCCCAAAGTAAACAAAATTAATTTGTTCGTGGTCGTTTCCTATCTTTGTCAGTTCGTTGACTATTTGGTTTAATGTCATTCTTTTTTGCTTTTTCCAAATAAACTTTTAGCTTATTTTGGTTTTTTATAGTTACTTGTTTACTCATATTAGCAGCATCCAATATTACCCTGATACCTTTCCTCAAAAGTTCTTTTACGTTTGCCCTCGTAATCATCATCATTGCAACAAGCATCCCCTAAGTACATTGAAACTGTGTAACCTTCATTATCAGGCTTGATTGAATCAATGCCGCTACCAAAGTTTAGATAGTTAGGATATAAAGCATTGTTTTGTTTTAGGTATTTAATTAACCTTTGCTTGTAAAATTCTGCTCTGGCTTTGTATCTATTAGCCACATCAATCATATCCTGCATTGAAGGGTTTTCCTGATTCTCGCCTGACTTTCTTAAAAGCCCTTTGTTATAAAACTGAAATGACAAGCCCTGTGGTAATTCAGACATTACAAAATAAATCAATGTATCTACTATGTAATCGTCTAATAAAGTAGTTTGTAAATTTGTGTATGTATTGCTATCGACCGCCGTTTGTAATTCATTGTAAAGTGCTGATCCCAATGCAGGCAAAATATACATATCTTGCGCCGTCTTAATTTCAGGCAATACTAATTTTTCATCTACGTTTGCGTGCAATCCTGTTCTGTCCTTAATTGACTGAACTGATATAAATAAAGTATTCTTGCTCATTATTTTTTTCTTGTTACTATGTTTGAAACCCATTGATGTCTGCACTCTGGGCTATGTTTGCCGCTTGATTCTGTGTACCAACCGCCTTTACGATCCCATACTGAATAACCTAATCTTGCACTCATTAACTCTATTTCGCTACGGCTATAAACCTTATTTGCGTCTAATAAAGCAACACAAAAAGGACGGCTTGTATCTATATCTGATTTGCTAAATCCTGATTTCCATTCATAGGAATATCTTATCAGCAACTCCGTTGTCTGTGGTTTAATCTTTTCTAAAATATTCTTTAATGGCTCTGTCAAAGTATGCTCTGTAATCACATTCTCATCAATCCCCTTACCTATTGTGTATTGCTTTGGTTCAATATGCCCATCAACAATCAATTTTTTAATAACTTCATTGATAGTATCAACGCTTTGATCTAATGTAGTCGCCAAAACTTCTGGCGTTATTCTTTTATCCTTAGCCATCAAATCAAGCACATTCGCTTGTAATTGATTTACCTCTGCAAATAGCTGATATTCAGAATCGTCATTAAAGCGTGTTTTAGACTTCCAAATATTATAGTTATCCTTTGCATCTCCAAACTCATAAAACACGCTGAAATCGTCTGAAAATGCTTCTGGTTGTGCTACTTGTATATCTTCGCCACCTTCTTTTGGTTGTAAAGCAACTAATGCTCTAAGCTCGTTTGGTGTTAATTGATTCAATACTTTATTTGCAACTAAAGGCGATAAGTTATTTATTGCATTAATAACGTCTTGATTTGTTGCTGATGTTTTTTCTTCAAGTGCCATCAATCCAACTTTATCTCTAAGTTCATCTTTAGACATAATTTGTAATAAACCATTCTCTGTCAACTCAATACCAATTGCTTCCGTAGGTATAATTTTTAAATCAGCATCCTCAATACCTCTGTACTTAAATAGCATATTGAATACACTTTCAAGATGCATCTGCTTACTATTAACGTAAGTATTTTTAAAGATTTCATAGCCGTCTCTCATTTCTGAACGGCTGCCTAACTTACCAGCCTCTGCAATACCAAAGATTGATGGCGTAGTAATTTGATGCCCTGAAAATATATTAGTTTGAATCAAAGAATCAACACGACCAAAGTCCTCTTTTGTAATATCAGAAGTTCCAAGATCATCAATGATAGGCTTTCTTGCACTATCATTTACGAAAGCTAAAATAAACTTCTTGCCATCTGATCCGCTAAATCTATTTGTAAAGCGTTTTTCAATATTGCGCTTCTCGTCATCCGAAGGCTCGCCATTAGGTAGGGTAATAAGTTTACTTGCAGAAAACCCTGTCTGTGCATTACCTAAAACGTGCTTTGATATTTCAATATCTGATTCTATGTAATTAAGCGCACCAAAATAACCTGGCAAAGAATAGTAACCCATATTTGGGCGGTATTCTTTTATGTAAAGAATGTGCTTGCCGTATGGATTAGCAGGATTAAAAGCAGGGTAAACCTCCGCCTTTTCATTCCTATCTGCCCAATCTTCTTTATACCAAAATTGTGTGTTGTCTTTATTAGTACGAATCTTAGTATAATCACAATGCCAGATTTCGCTTAACTGACCTGTAACTGACCAAATGATTTCCAAATAATAACCCCCAAATAACTCGGCATCTAAAGATACCTTTCTTGTTAAATCTTCAAGGCTCTCCATTCTATTGACTTTCTCAATAAAAGGCTGTGCTTCCTCGCTTCCTGACCAACCATTTGCAGTAATATAATGCACCTTGCTTTTTACAATGGCATTATGTTTAGCTGACTTATTAAAAAGTTCAACTAAGTAATTCGGGTAATCGTTGCGATCGCCATACTGAATGTACCCTTCGCCTTTCTTTTCTTTAAATTCAGGCTGCTTGGCTTCCGCAAATGTTAGTACTCTTAAATCCATTATTGTCTTATTTTATAAGTGTCCGTTGTAGTATATTCCGTGAAATTGAAAGGCGTTCCGACTAA